GGCTCTTCCTTTCGGTCTAACTTGCATTCATTAACAACACCAGCATATATGATTATCGCACTCCCCTCAACATTTGACGGGGCGGTACGGTTAACTGGCTTTTTATCCTTGCCTAACTTTACAGACATCATATCCTCAATGATCTGTATAGACATCATCCCGAACGTGCAAGTATATTTGCGTTCGCATAACTTAATGGTTACGGTGTTACTATGCAAAGGTAATGCCTCCAGTTAATTTAATGGTGATGTTGGCGATAGAAAGGTCGTTGTCTGGATGTTCTTCGCTGTATGCGGTAATATAACCCGACCCCTTAACAAAATCTGTCAGGTCGTCGGTGTTTACCTGACGGAATGCAACAACCGTTTTGTTCAACCAAAGGTTGCGCAAGTCCTCCTTAGCAGCAGCATCATTTTGAAGTTGCAATTCGCCAGAAAACTCACCAGATAACCTACCCGGTATAGACGTTTCAAAGTCTGGGTCACACTTACTATTCGCATCAATTTCAGCGGTCGTGCCGTTGAATGAGTTATTCCGAAAACATCCTAACGTAACCCATGTTGCGGGTGTGCCAGAACCTGTCTGGGATTGTAGGACAAAAAGAGAACCGTTAGTTGCTGGCATTGTCTTAAATTTTATGTAAATATATTATAATTCTTGTACTTGATGTGAAATAATCAAAATTTTCCTTACGACCGTTTGTGAGCGCAATGGTTCTATTTGAATTCTTGATACTTCTATACGTCCCTGCCATACATTAAAGTCGGGTAACATATCGCTAAAATCAGCTTGGTTTTTATCAAACAGATTAACCCCGACCCAATTAGCCAACTCTTCTGCCTTAACTTTACTTGTGCTGTATCCATTCTGCCATGTTACGCAATCTATCTGAATAGATGCCTGGTTATTGAATAGGCATTTTGAAGAGTTGTTTACAGCCGTTTGGTTTGTGATGACGTAGTAAGCTGGTGGTGGATTATCACGGGTGTAAGTCGCAACGGTGTCGTTTACATCCTCATCATAAACAGGCCAATCACTCGCCGATAGTTTGGCAATGTAGCTGTCACGAAGTGGTTGGGATATGTCTTTCATCTTACGTCTGCTGCTTTTCTTACTATTGCTAAAACCTTATCCCTGTACCCGACCGTGTATCTTGCCCAATTCGGGTAAAGGTATGGCGTTGCGTGTAACTTACCTTGTCCATTAATGTAGAATTTCCTTGCTGTATCCTGCCATTCATCGGGTAGGGTAGGTACTAAAGCAGCGGCACTTGCGCCTGTACCAAATTCTACATAAGCACCTAAGTTTCCTGCGTTAACATTTATGCCAACCACAAGACCTCCATTTTGTGCGTATTTCTGTATCTTCTGACTGATACCATCTGGAGCGTCACGTACTGCCGCTATCTCAACATCGGTTGCAATATCATCGTTTAGGTCGATAACCTCCTGTCTAATTGCCTTTAAAGCGTTCAGCTTTCGATATAAAGCGTCAGTCCCTTGCATTTGCTATGATGATATAGTCACGCCTGTTCAACTTATCTTGTGTTATACTTGATATTTGCAACTTCTCGCCTTTATACTCCACCCACATTGACTTTGTAGGCGTTTTATCTGCCCTGTAACGAACCTTAAACTCCCACGCGGCATTGAGTACCATATTAGCCGCCTCAAGTGTTCTTGAAGCTTTCATTGGCGTTACATCTGCCCACGTACCCCAATAGATAGACGAAGTTGATGTAGACCCGCCGTGTCCATCAGGGGTTTGCACCTGCCTGGTAATAGTTATTAGTTCACGGTTTGCCCCGGCTCTCATAATATCAGATTCCTACTCAAATTATACACAAGTTGTTTAGCGGTGAAAGGTATGGTGTTTACACTCATCCCTATTACCGTGTTTTCACGATTTTCGTAACTATCAGCAACCATTATTAACAACGCCTGTTTAACCTGCGATGGGCAATCTTCTACCGAATAACCCGCGTCATAGGTAACCGTTGCGGATTGGTTAATGCAGAATTTAGGGAATTGCTCATCACCTAAATTAGTATAGTCAGTATCGGGGATAACATCACCTGCTTTATCGGTCAGCACAAAAGAGGCAACTGGCCCATAAGGGACATAAAGGTATTTAACCCTGCATGTGCAACCTCTGTTAAACTTATACACCAGCTCATCTTTTTCTATCAGAGACAGATTTAGATACCGCTCTAGATACTCCCGATTGGCTGTAATATACAACGCTATCAGGTCATCCTGGCTCGTATCATCAGCATCAATTCTCATGTGCTGCTTTGCTTGGGCTAATGTAATTGGCTCGGCCATTATTTCAATTCTTTGGTTTTGTAGGCGCGCTTTTCCTCTTTTTGCTCTTTCACCAACTCCGCTACACCTACCCTGATAAGGTAATTGGCGCGGTCATTAGTGCAATCAAGTTCAGTACCGACAGCCTTTCCGTTATGTTCTTTTATCAGCTTTACTTTCATGATTTAAAGGTATAATAAAAAAGCGGGAATAACAAAACGCTACCCCCGCCTAAATAATTAACAGATCAATTATACAGATACCGCGGCAGTTGTGCCTTTGATAAAGTAGTCAGGTCCGTAAACAGGTAAAGCGTAGTTACCCTCAACACGCAACGTAATTTTGTTTTTAGTTACGTTGTCAGCATCTTGCTCGAATAACTCCATACGCATAGCCTCTTGAGTAAGCACTTGTGCGCCGTTAACCCAATCACCTACTACATAGTCTCCAGCGGTAACAGCGGTTGACATATAAACAGGCACACCTGAAATATACAGCTGGCCATTTACAAACGTTACGTTACGAGGCAGGTCGTATTCGCCAGATCCAGCCGCTTTGTTTTCGTAGAAAGGCAGGATGTCTATCGGCCTCATCAAGATGCCAGTTGCATCACGTTCGTAAGTGTCCTCAAGAACCGCAACGTCACCTGTGATACGCTCAACCAATGGAACGGTATCATCATATGTTGATGCAACAAAGTTGCCGCTCGTCAAGATACCCTTGATGTTTGGAGTAGTGCCGCTTCCGTAAAGGAATTGAGCATCTAATACACGTTGAAACTTCTCTGGGATACGGGCATTTAAGAACGCCATAAAGCCTGGGATATTGGTCATCGCCTTGCGGGTAAACCTTAACCAACCCGCGATAGTTTCGATCTGTACCGTGCTTTCGATAAGGTCAAGATCTAACTGCGCCTTAGTGCCAGTTTCAGCTACTGGAGCGATAGCACCCTCACCCTGACCGTTTTCACGCATGAACGTAAAGCTGTTACCTGGTCCAATATTACCACCTGGCAACAAGTCCATGATATGCACCTTTCGGTTAGGGTTTTGAATGATAGCAGGGTTGAATAATTGACCATAACGGCTACCGCCAGTTACGTTGCCAGTTGTCATATCGCCAACGGCCTTGAACTCAAACTCAACGCGCTTGGTTTCTTTACGGGCGAATTTCTCGAAGCCGTCTAAGTTATCCTCTAACGCTTTAGCGATAACCTGTTCAAAACTTTGCGCCTCTTTTGGTGCGGTCTTTAACTGCATACCAACCTTTACAGAAAGCTTGTCGTGTTGCTCTTGCAACAGGTCAAACGCCTCTTTTAAGCCATATTCGTTACCATCGGCCATTTTGACCCTTTGGTTGTCAATATCGGACTTATCCGCTTTTGCCTCAATTGTTTTGATGAGATCACCAACCTTAGTTAGTGCCTCTGCGGCTTTTATTTTAGCGTCTGAAGCTTCGCCTTTAATTGACTTTGCAGCTTCCTCAATAGCCTCTTGTACTAATTTAATATCCATTTTAGTTTAATGCTTTTTTAAATAAATTAATAAACTCCATCGGCTCTACAATCTGGGTGTCCTCGGACGGCGCATCTGTGAGTGATTTCAATATAGTCTCAACCTGTTTAAGCCGAACGTCTGAATAAGGCAGGTTGTACATTTTAGTTAGTAAGTCCATTACATCGGTCTCGCTTTTAATATCCGTAGCGATCGCCAGCGGATTAGCCCCCCATGATGTAAGGAATGAGTATTCTTTAAGCTTGTACTCCATAATGATACGCTTATCCTTTTGGTCTCTCCTCATTACTTCGTAACCAATGGAAAGGTCTGCATTCTGGTTGTTGTCGGTTATTGACTTAACGTCCCAGAACATATCACGACCTAGATCGGTCTTCATATTGAACTGCGTTACTGTATCCAAGCCGTAAGGGTCGTTAGGGTTTAACTCCTTTGGGACACCTATTAATAAACGCTGATCGTGGTTTTTATAAACACGAATACGCTTAAAGTTTTCGCTAACTGTCTTTACAAATGAGTTTGGATGTGATATATCCCTATCGCTATCCTCATTGTTGTAAGCATTCGCATAAGCCTTAACAATACCAGATGCATCGTCTAAGTCTTTTACCTCACTATTAATGGATTTGTGTAACATCGCTATAAAAATATAGCTAATGAATAAATAAAAACGAAACGCTTGTTAGATTTGTGGTATAAATTAGTATATTTGTGTATGAGAGTACAGGTAATACTATCCGACCAAGAGGGTGAACGATTAAAGGCTTTTGCAGAAGAACAAGACAGGACACTATCCAACATGGCAAGGCGGCTGATTGTTGATGGGATGAAGCCGAAGGTTGATGTTTGCGTAAATATTATTGGCAATCCTGAACTTGATAAAGTTCGCAATATTACTATATGAACGACACCCAAAGAATACTTTACTATTTAAGTTCATCCGAATTGAACAGATGCAAAAGGAATGGGCTTAACCCAACATCTAACAAGATAGTTGATGAATGGCTGGTTGTGTTAAAATCCAAATGGCTTACAAAGAAACTAAAGCGCAAGCTATGGACTTTATACAGCCTTGATATTTTGCATATACAGCGCAAAGGTTTTATTGGCGTAATCTTCGTTGATACTGCCGCTCACTCAAATTAACCGTTGTACACCTGCACCTGACACGTTCTTTAGCTGGAGCTGTCGGGTCGCCTGGTATTTCCATTTGAAAACCACCAACGGTAAAATTATCAGTATTTAATACCATTTTACTATCAACTACTTTGTGGTCTTCACGCTCTCTGCCGTCTAATCTCGTTATCCACATTTTATACCACTTTGCCTCGCCTATTTCTTCAAAGTATGATGCAGCCCCTATCTGCTTTGCTTGATTGCTTGCGGTTGTTGCCTCTGTACGTGCTATGAGTAGCGACCTATTCCGACCAATAACACCTAATGTATATTTCTCTATTAGTCGAGCGGTTTGTGTTCTTGATAAAGTTAATTCGTTTGCCTCGGCAATAGCTTTGATGATCTGTTGCTTTGTTGTCTCTGTCAGGTCTAAACTAAAAGCCAAGTTAACACGGAAACCATAAGCTATCATTGCTTGCCGCCATACCTCGTTAAAAAAAGCAACCGGCAAATCAGCTTTAACTCTTTTTAAGTGGTTATATTCACGCCGTGCAAATGGCCATGCCAGTTCGTAAGCATCTTGGTACGCTTTAATCCAAACACCGCTATCAACATCGTTCGGGTCTAATGTTTGTATAGCGACCTGAACAGACCTGCGCAAAGCATCGTAAAATATCGGTGCTATCTTTCGCTCATAAATTCTATGCTGCCTTGCATACCTACGCGCGTAAAGCCTATCTTGGTCAGTAACCGCCATCGAATGATTTAGCTACATTATCTATCTCATCAACACCCCCAACGACCATGTCAAGCGTTTCAAGACCTGAAGGTATCAATATTACATCGCCGTGGTTGTCCAGTTGGTCGTAATTAAATAATGCCCTTAGTTCGTTTTGTGTTAGCGGCGGTGTGCCGTAAACCTCTTTCATTAGTTTAAGGTCAGGTTGCAACTCTGGGTAAACGGTCGTATCATAATCTAACGATATGCGCTCTTTAAAGTACCTACCTAAGTCTTTCTCTAAGTTTTCGGCTATGTGTATTTGGTCTGGTATAATCGTGTTTACGACCAATGATTTGTATGCGGCCGTTACATTATTTTCAGTCCCTCCCTCTTTGTCACCTATCAGAACACCGTCAACCCCTAACAACGGGCCAATAGCAGCACGGCTAAACTTGCGGGAGGCTAGTATCTCCATATCAATTGGCGCGTCCCCTATCTTTTGAACTTTAACGCTGCCGTTAGTTGTCGTGATTTGCCCGAATTTGCCCTGATACTTTTCCTGTATCTTATCGGTCAACGCCTCGATCTGCTCTGGAGACATCCGACTATCATTGTCTTTGCTATCATCGCTAATTAAACTCGCGCTCCCCCCATGTTCAAACACTTTAGCCTGTGCTGTTCTTGACAGCTTGTCGGTCAATATCAATTCCCTGCCAGGGTAAAGCGAACTCATTCCTTGGTAACTGTTTAATGGATTCCAGTCTTTTATGTAAATGACCTGGTCAGGTGTTAGGATAAAGACTTGCGCGTCTATCGTTACTTTGAACTCTTTTATCGGATCCCTGAAATTTCCGCTATAAATTACCTCGACAGTTTGGGACGGATTTGGGATGACGTGAAGAGCAATAGGAAATTTACGGATACTATCATCGCCTGGGATGTCCTTAACAATAAACGCGCCTATATCCATCTTCATGTAAGCAGCTATACAAGCTCGGAACTCGGTTGCGGTTTGATACGAGTTTGGGTTATCTAAAAGGTCAACAAGCGGGTGGTTTTGGAATTCTTGCAATGCCTTAGTTCGGTATTCTTTGGTTTTGATGACGCAATTTTGGTCGGATACGTTTTTCTTATATTCCTTATACCGTCTATACTGTTTCTCATCAACAACTTCGCTAACAATTATCGGGGCAACCTTCATCTTGTTCAGGTAAACCTTTGCCGCCATGAAAACAAACTCATTATTCAGAACGCCGTCAACCATATTGCTGAACTTGCCAAATGAGAATGAATTACCGTAGTAGTTGTAAGAGTATAGCGAAGACGAATTAAACCCTCTTAATGTCGATACAGCGGCCTTTAAATGCCCCCAAAAGCCTAATTGCTTGTTAGCCATCTATGATTTTTTGTAACAAATATAAATTTTATTTATTAACGAACGGCAAAGTCTATTTTTTTCTTAGACAACTGAGAATATATAGCATACCTAATAGCATCTATAGCGTGATTGTAATCATCGATTGGAGTTGCTGATTTCTTATCGTGCCAAACGTAGTTGTTCAACTCCCTTATGATATTAACCCCCTCGACAACTAATTTATAGTCTTGCAAAACAGCTATCCCAGCGGTTATGCTTCCCTGACCCTTTACGGTTTCCCTAACGTTCAACCCAAGTTTCTTTAATTCCGCTATCAGCCGAGGCTCTGCGCTATCGGCATATATCAAAGCCTGTTCACCGCAATGAAGTAAGTTTTCCCTGTATATCTCGGTAGTTGTCAGTCTCGGTTTATACAGCAACTCTTTGATGTAAATGGTTTTGTTAGCCTTATCGATGCTGGTCTTTACCAAAGTGGTAGGATCTATGCTAAATCCAAAATCCTGCCCGTAAACAGGTGGGGCTACCTCTTTAAACTCACCCATTACCCAATTTGTAAAGATAACACCCTCGGCTTTATCCAGCCACCCTCCTAATATTTGATGCTGATATTTAGCAGGGTTGCTAAACTGCAATTGCTCAACCTCGCTTACAAATACCTCATCTAAATTGGCGATGTTGTCCCGATAGTCTGTATGGATATAAGTGACGTTGTTTGATATACCATTAAATCCAGGTTGTATGCCAGCCGTCTCAAAGAAACGTTTATATATCCAATGCTCTTTGGTGGCGGGGTTTAAGATGAGTATTACCCTGTTTTGTACGCCCTTTTGACGTATAGATAGATTTATCTTATCAAAGGTTTTCTCATCAACCAATTCTTCAGCTTCATCGACTATCCAAGTCGTAACACCCTGCAATGATTTGAGGTTTGCCGTTTGGTCACCGCTGCTTGTCTTTATACCCCTAAAGTATATCTCACTACCTGATGAGATATTAGTTATCTCTGACTTGTTTACCGCAAAGAATTGGTCAGCCTCAAGTAGGCTTATCTTTTCTTGTATCTCTGGTATGATAGACAAATGCGCGCTTGTCATCGTTTGCCGAGTGTACAAGATTTTGTGGTTAGGTTCGAATGATAGTGCGCTAGCGAACGTACCAACAGCAAAAGACTTAGCAGACCCCCTGCCTCCTGTTAATATAAAATAGCGTGTGCTATTCGTTATCAGTGGCTGATATTTCGGATTGAGTATTACCAAAGCCTAAAGCGTCTTTTAGTGAAAAGTCCCGGACTGTTATATCTGCCTTCGATGTTACCTCTGTCGGGATAAGCTTTGAGGCAAGTTTGTAAAACTCGGTAGGTTCTGATATAGCCCATGTCC